GGAGCAGCAAAAATACCGCAGCAAAGACTACCATTAAGCAAGAAGACTAAGAAGTGGAGAGAGGAGTGTGTAGATGCTTTTATCAATATATCTAAGTTTGGACTTAGTGAAAGACGTAGTAATCTGAAAGCCTTATATGACTACTACAACGGAGAAGTAGACGAAACTGACTACAGATATGTAATCAAACCATACGGAAAGAGTCGAGAGAACTTCCCATCCAAGCTTAGGAACTACCCCATCATCAAGCCGATCATCGATCTGCTTCTGGGAGAAAAGTCCAAGCGGCCTATTAACTATACTGTAACTGTAAAGAATGCAGATAGTGTAAGTCTGAAAGAGCAAGCTAAGACTCAACAGATACGTAAAGCAGTTGAGTCTATGTTCCTTCAAGAGATTGCAGAGCCCAAAGACCTGCAAACTCAACAGATACAAGAGCAACAGCCAATGCTACCTAAGCAAGTGGCTGAGCAGTTTGAGCGCACATATGTAGATGATCGTGCCATTAAAGGGCAGGCAGCGATTAACTACATCATGTACGAGCAGGAAATGTACGATAAGTTCCAGAAACAGTTCTTTCACTTTCTGGTATCTGGAGAAACGTACTCGCACAAAGGTGTGCGGCGCTCTGAGCCGTTCTATGACGTAGTAAATCCTATTGATATTGACTTTGACAAAGACCCTGATGTGGAGTTTGTTGAGGACGGAGACTGGGCAATAGTAAGACGTTACTCGCACGCAGCCACTGTCATCGATCACTTTGGGGAATATCTCACAGAGCAACAATGCTTAGAGTTAGAAGACCCAAAACACCAGTCAGTAGATACATACTTGCTTTATCGCTCTGAGGCTACGGGTTCTGACGACAATGTCTACAGAAACAGACTTGTTGAAGTAGTTACTGTGTACTGGAAGAGCCGTAAACGTATAGGGTTTGTGTCTTATCAAGACAATCAAACCGGGATGATAGAAGAGTTCGAAGTAGAGGAAGGGTACAAGCTCTCTGCTGAGATGAAAGAAATGGGAGCCAAGATCAAGTATGAATGGGTCAACGAAGTATGGGAAGGAACTAAGATTGACGGTAGGTTCTACGTCAAGATGTCTCCTATCGCTAACCAACGAACTTCTATAGATAACCCATCTGTATGCAAACTCCCTATTAATGGCTTCAAATACTCAGACATCAACTCAAGCAATATTTCGTTGGTGTCATTGGGTATCCCATTCCAGATTAACTACAACATCTTCAAGTACCGCATGGAGCTTGCGATTGCACGTAGTAAAGACATCATCGCACAGTTTGACATCAACATGATCCCGAAGAAATGGGACCTGGATAAGTTCATGTACTACGTTGAGGGCACAGGTATCGCATGGGTTGACTACAACAAAGAAGGAATACAACTCTCACCGCAACACCAGTCTGTATTGGACATGTCTATCAAGACAATAGAACAATATGTTCTGCTGCTTGAGACTACGATGCAGGAATGGGAAAAAATCTCTGGAGTCAATAGACAGAGACAAGGAACCATCGGCGCATACGAAGGAAAAGGTGCGTCTCAGCAAGCCATTGTTCAGTCTTCTCACATTACTGAAGACCTGTTCCGAAAGTTTGCACGCTTCGAGCAAAGAGAACTGCAAGGTATGCTTGACTACTCTAAAGAAGCTTGGATATCGGGGAAGAAGTCTATGTACGTCATGCCTGATACTACGATGCAGTACTTAGACCTTGACTCTCTCGGTCACATGGAAACTGAATATGGAATCTTCGTGTCTGACGCAGGTAGAGACCAAGAGAATCTTAGACAAGCACGTGAGTTGTCTCAAGCTATGATCCAAAACGGGATGCCTGCATCTGCAGTTCTCGATCTCATGGATACCGAAAACTTCTCTGGAATTAAGGAGAAGCTTAGAAAAGCAGAAGCTGCACAGAAAGAACTTGAGCAGGCTCAGCAACAAGCTCAGCAACAGCAAGCACAGCAAGCTATGCAGATGGAGCAGATGAAGATGCAGGCAGAAGCTCAAGAAAAGGATAGAGACAGACGCAAGGATATTGAAGTTGCTCTTATCAATGCAGAGGCAAAAGATCAGGCCAATCGCTTGAACATTGACCTGCAGAAGATTATGATGGACAACAACATTAAAGAGAAAGAGTTAGAACTCAAGCGTGAAGCCCTTGACAAAGAGGGAGACACCGAACCAAATGGCGTCTGATGGACAACGCTACAAGAAAACATCTACTGCAGCGGCACAGTCAGTCTGGATTTCCAGGCTCTATAATTGACGTTTTCAAAGCGTACGACCAAGGCATTGATCTTATTGGTCAGTTCGAACAGCAAAATAATATGCAGGTTGCGGAAACGCCGCAGCAACAACAGCAAGGATTAAGGCCTGCACACCAAGCTGGGAATACTAATCAAAGTATGATATTCCCTAATGTCCCTCCTAATACCCCATTCAATACGAAGGGCATGAAAGCCCCGATTAATATACAGAAGTATGATGAGCAGGGACACTTAGTCAAATCATACGAGAACGTTCCCCCTGGTGTCAGCAGTTTACCTACAGGTCCTCAGCGCGGGACAGTCATTGAGACTCCTGCTAATATGCAATCAGGAGGACGCAGGCTGAAAAAGGATGCATTAGAGATGTTCCCGGCGCTTGAGTCGCTTGGAAATGTAAAGGTTAAGACGGACAAGGAATTTACTAAAGACCTGACTGGGATAGGGGATATAGAATACTTTGCTCCCGGGCAAAAAGCTATTACTTATCCTAGCGGTGCGCGAGTTAAACACCCAGGTTCAGATAAAAGACATACTGTCTTGGTAAACCCTGATACCAATGATGCTCAGAACGTAGCACTAGATATGCTTCATGGTCTTGCAGCAGAAGACCCTACATACAACAGGTTAGTGCAAGAGTTTGGGGAAGCTTTAGGAGAAGACGACCCTAAGCACTTCTACGAGCTGGATAGAAAAGAGGGACTAGCTGAAGATGGGTATGATCAGTACCGACAGAACTACATAGATGGGAAGATTCGTAACCTACTCTTTCAGGGCAGCCAAGAGGATTTTGATAGAGCTAAATACAACTCAGAAGAAAGACAGCAAATACAGAGGTACAACCCAATTGCATATAACAAATTCTTAGAGATAGAGAGTCACCTCAAGTCTCCTAGAAAGAAGATGCAAACGGGAAGCTTTGTAGATAGAAATTATCTACCTCCTATTGCACAGGAAATAGAACGAGCTGGTGGGTTTGATCAGTACCAAGCTAACTTTGATCAAGCAGAAGAGTTAAAAGACTTAAACTCACGCCCAACTATTTCGCAGGGCAACTTTGATGTAGACGAGGAAGGGATGATTGTGGAAGACAATCCTTCGTTTTTGGAGATGGCAGCTAATCCGGTGGCCACTGCTAGAACAATACTTGACCCATCAGTAGAAGGATTACCATCTCAGGTAGAGTTTGACAAAGCTGCAGGCAAAGGAACTGTAGCTGGAGCTATTGCAAATGATATTGTTAATCCTGCTGCCTGGCTTAATTATGGTGCTAATGCTGTAGGAGACGTAGGTCGCGCAGGCCGATCGGCATTGGAGGGAAATGCTGCAGAGGCACTCGGACATTTGGGTAGTGCCGGCATTAATGCATTAGGTGTTATACCAGGAATTTCACCATCTGCAGCAATGAAAGCTGGAGTGCGTGACGCTATGACTAGGAGGGGAATGGTAGGCCTTTCCGATTGGAAAAACCTGACACCCAACCCTTACGGATTTAAAGAGATAGGTGCGAAGCCAAACATATTTGGACAATACCCTATACCTAAGGATCCTATGAAGATGGATCTAACTGCAGGATTCGAAAAGCTGAAAAAAGCTCAATCTAGGTTTGAAGACGAGGGCGCGCGTAAGGGGTTGTTTAGTGGCGATAGCGGAATGCAAAAGGAGAACATCGGATCATCTTATATAGCAGGTAAGGGTCCTCTGGGAAAATACCTAGGCAGAGGTTCTTTTGGTACGGTCTATGAGTTTGGGGCTAATCCAAACTTTACAGTCAAAGTTGGAAGGATAGGTGCGGAAGGTCGATATGGAGGAGTAACACCAGAATTTCATAAGAGAGCTTTGAAGTTTGCTAAAGAACCAAACATTGCAGTTCCGCTTCGAGTACAAAAGTTCGATGTTGCTTCTCCGAGTGACCTGACAAGACATATTTATGGAGATACTGCTCCTATGGAGGTCAGTGTAATGCGCAATCTAAATAGACAGACAGCAAGAGGAGCACTTGATAAATATACTCCTCCAGGAGGGCAGGGACGGATCGAAGGGCCATCAAGATCTGCGTATGCTTTAGCTAAAAGACAAGTACGTGCACTGCGTGATGAAGGGATTGCTATCGACATGGACAATCCAGCAAACATGTCGTTCAATTATAGGACAGGAAAGTTTGACATTTTCGATCTAGAGAATGTACCACAGCTCCAAGCCAAGACTAAAGTAGAAAAAGAACTTTGGGATGGTTTGGTCGGCAAGTACTATGATGTTGGGGAGTACACTGGTAAGGTCAATAAGTATATTGACAACAGTTTCACTGCACAGCCCACGCCGCCGAAACGCACATACGCGCAACGCGCAGGAGGTCCGAGAAAATATCAAAGCGCAGGCTTTGCAGACAGAAACTACCTGCCTCCCATTGCTCAAGAGATAGAAAGAGTAGGTGGGTTCGACGCTTATCAAGATCAGCTAACCGCTTCGCAGGCTGCTGGGGAGTTAGCGGAGGCACAAGAACAAGAAGCAGAAAGACAAAGACAGCTAAGAGCAAGTCAAGGAGAAATTAAACCAGTCAGACTTGCTCCGCCTAATGCTATGGCATTTATGCCTCCTGGTTTGCAGTACAACCAGCAAGCTGCAGGCAACTACATTCAAGAGAATCCCACCAGTAATCCTGTTTCTCTTACAGCTCTTGGATCTTATGCTGCATTAGCAGCACCGGCTGCGACGGCTCGAGCGGGTCAAACTCGAGTTGGGCAAGGACTAGGAAAAGCACTAGATAGTAAACCTGTCCGATATGGATTTGGTGCTACTTCTGGGTACGACCTCTCCAACATGAGAAACTGGGAAGGAACCGGACAAGACAAAATGGAGAGGCTCGGAGCAAATGCCATCGGTCTTTCAGGAATGAGATTTGGGCAAGGAGCCAGAAACTTAATATATCATACCATCGATCCGATAGGCTACACCCCTCGTATTAATACTCCTAAAGAAATACTAAGAAATATAAGGAGGCCAGAATCTCGTCCAACAAGAGTGGCCTACGCCAACCAGGGATTTGACACAGCAGCCTCAAAAAGAAGACTTGACACTTTTGCGGTGGGCTTAGGGAGGAAGCCTGCTTATGGGACGCTACAAAAAAATGCAGACGGAACATTTGCTCTAACAGGAGACGGCGTATCATTAGGACACCTGCGACGCGACGTACATAACAGCATATTTGCTGAAAAATATCAACGACAACTACAAACCTATAAGCGAGAGCAAAGGGCACTAAGAGCAGCAGGAAAGCCATACGATAAGAAAGGGGCTCTCAAGCCCCAACAAGAGCTACCACAACACTATACTGGTTATGGTTATAGCAAAATACATAATAGTGGAGTGCCCTCAGCGAAAATAATGCCAGACGGCAGCACTAGAACAACTAATGTACATGACCAAACTTTCGGATCTATGGGAGGTTATGAATTAGAGTTAGCTAGACCAGGTACAGGAGGACTTTCTGATATTAACCAATTTGCAGGAATCGGTAACAGTCAAAAGTTCTTCAACCAAACGAGACAAGGTGTGATGAGAGATACTTGGGATCTACACCCATTCCAATCAGCAGACTTTGCAGAAGAGTATCTTAAGTTTCTTCCCAAGAGCAAAAGAGCAGCAGCTGCAGAAAGACTAGCCGGAGTAGAAGCGCTGTCTGCCGTTGGGGGGCGTCCAGTAACATTAAGAACACCGTTTAGTATAGAAAATCCATTAGCCCTAGAGGGAAGAAATGCAACAATACGGTTCCCAGGAGTAAATGAAAGATACACAGTTGGACCTTACGACGGATTGAAAAGTGGTGAGGGAATGCTCATTAAGACGTTGGAAGCGGAAGCTCGCAACGCCGGGTCTAACTACACGGTGCGCAACCGATTTAAACTCGCCGATTCTAACAAGAACGCGACAATACCACGAAGAAAGTGATATATTATAAGAGCTTTTGTAAAAAATAATTTTACAAGAAACAAGCTAATTAACTAATTAAATTTGTAGACATGCAACCAGATGACAAGTTAAACATTGACTCTCTGACACTTGACAGTGTGTTAGGTGATGGAGTCGAAACAGTAGAGGACGTCCAAGACGTCGTTGAAGAAGTTCCTCAAGAAGTTGAGGAAGAAGTGCAAGACGAAAACGTAGACCCACAAGTGGGGGATGAAGACGCTGATGATGATTATTATGAGCAGCCTGAGGAAGAAACCTACGTAGAAGACGAGCACGAAGAAGATGGAGAACCTGCTAGTGTAGCTGCCGAGGTAGCCCGCACATTGGGATTCGAATTAGAAGGTGACTACGATGACTCACTTGAAGGCATTACGAATTTCGTAAGAGATATCAGTCAAAACGCAGCAGAAGATCAGCTGCAGTCACTGTTCGAACAATTCCCTGAGGTTCAACAACATCTTGACTATGTACTAGCGGGAGGAGATTCCCGTGAGTTCTTTCAAAAACAGGGACAACAAGTTGATTTCAACGCGATTGAAATCACTGAGGATAATGTAACCATGCAACGTGCAGTGCTTGCACAGTATCTTCAAAATAAAGGGCACGACACAGAATTCATACAAGATACTATCGACACGTATGAAGCATCTGGTAAGCTGTACAACAACGCTGAAAGAGCCAAACAACATCTTGCACAATTCCAAGAACAGGAACAGCAAATGTTAATGGAGCAGCAACAACAAGAGTATGAAGCTTTCCAAGAACAGCAGAATGAATTCTGGAATGAGGTAGCAAACACTATCGAAAGCGGGAACGAATTTGCTGGTGTTAAAATCCCAGATAGAGAGAAATCAAACTTCTTCGATTATATATCCCAACCCATAGGCGATAATGGGGAAACCCAACGTGACCTAGATTATCAGGAAGCGGGAACGGATATCAAACTAGCTATAGATTATATGCTGTATAGTGGGTTTGATCTTAACGGAATAATCGAAAAAAAGGCGAAAACTCAAGCCGCTCGTAATCTGAGAGACAGAATTGTTTCGAATGAGGAGAGAGTCAAGAGTGCTCGCAAACAACAACGTAGATCCACAAACGTCGACTTCGACCAACTGGACCTCGGTAGCATATTACAATAAACAACTAAAACTAGAAAACTATGGCTTTAACGCAAGTACTGAAAACGTACTACAATGACCAGCAGATGACCGACACCAACTCGTTGGTCAATGCTCTTATGGAGAAACCAGAAGAGTTGTCTCCAATTATTACTCACCTCGCAGGCCGCGAAGAAAAGAAGTTCCCGCTGTCCTTCCTCACGGAGGGTGTCGGTAACACCAAGTCTATCGACCGGTTTGAGTATGAGTACCGTGTGAAGACGCACGAGACGAATGTTCGTCCCGTCGTTACTGGCTTAAGCGGCGCTCAAGGTGCAGGTGGACAAATCTTTAAGGTTGTCTTCCCCGACAAGTGGTTCGTATTCCCTTACACACTTGTTTCTCAATCTGGTGTGCTCGCTCGTATTATGGAACAGCCTAGACCTGTTTCTGGTGGTTACGAGTACTCTTTGAAGCTTGTGTCTCCCGACCAAGCTAGCATGCCTGCAGCTGACGTTGCTGCTGGCGCGCTCTTCGGAATGCTGTTTGCTTCTGTGGGAATTGACTTCTCGAGAGGTAACGCATCTAACTG